TAACAACCACTCAGCCCGTACTGCTGGCAGATCATCTACTTGGTCAGGAGTCCAACCAAACTTATCTGCAAATCTAAAGTAGAACCATTCCTCATCGGGATAATCAAAGTCTGCGTGTCTTTGGAACCCTTGAAGTAATCCTTTAAGCCGTTCTAGTTTTCTAAAGGGCTATCTGGGTTCTGGCGATTAAGGTCGGTGTCTGCAAGTTCAGGGAAAATCGCCTTGATGTAGCTTTCGGTTTCTTTGACGAGCAGAGAATAGTCAGGGATTGAAAGTTCCTCGATGGATTCCTCTTTAACTGAAGGAACGAGAAGGTCGTATGACCACTCTTCAATGATTGCGGCGAGAAGTGCGTTACTGATAGCAATTCCGCGCTCTGCTGCTGACCCACCATCGCCAGCCTTCATAATGCGGTTGCGATCTTTAACTTTAAGTGAGTTAGGGTCTTTGAGGGTAACTGTTGCGCCTGATGGAAGTGTAAGTTTTGCCATGATGCCTCCTAGTAAGTGTGCCTTCTGATTATCTTAGCAAAGATAGGCAATGGGGGGATAAGCGAAGGCGGGCTTATCAACCCCCACTGCGGTCTATGGGTTAAGCGACTGAGGTGGTTACTGCGTTCTTGATAACCCACTTGATAGGTGAGTATCCGACAGTTCCAGCATCGGTCAGGTTGCCTTGAGCGTTGAAATCGACCAAGACTTCGACAAAATCCTTAGAGCGTTCGATAACGGCGAGTGTGTACGCGCCCTTTGTCATCGTGGCTTGGATTGATGTTTGAGTAGCACCTGTTCCAGTTGTCCAGTTAAAGACGAGGGCTGGTTGGGTGTTGGTGAGGTAGTTGGTGAGCTGAGCGTCATTCTCCATGAGGATTGTGGCTTTGCCCGTTACCTCTAGTGCACCGAGGAATACCTGATAAGGAGTCTGCACATTTGAGATTCCATAGACAGGAGTTACTGGTCGCTTGAGATCAATGTTTCCATCTGTGTTGGTTGAGATCGTAGTACCAGCAACGCTGACAGTTCCAGTCCAGACAACGCTTGGAAGGACAGTTGAGAAAGATGGAGTTGGGGTCGATGCGGTAGCGGACTGCCATCCTGTTGATTTTGCATCGTACTCAAGAAGTCCGTCTGCGTTCCACTTCAGAGAGAAATCTGAGAACTGATGACCTGTCCATGAGCGAACGCCGGCACCGTAGAAGTCAAGCAAGGTGTAAGCAGAAGGTTGAGCATCTGCGCCTGATGTTGCTGAGTTTTTGAGTGCGAGGGTGTGGACATAAGGTGCTGAGCCTGAAACGACATCTTCACCAAGTACACCAGCAAGAGGGTAGATCACGGTGTCAGCGAATACTGCTCCACCGAAGTCAAAGGTTGAGTGAACGCGACCTTGTAGGTAGGCGTAATTCTTAACAAGCGAACCGCGCAAGCCCTCATCGTAGAGAGGTGTGAAAACATCTTGAGGCTTGACCGAGTTGGCAAGAACGGGGATATACGCGGTTGGAGTTGTGACCGCAGTTCCCTTTGTTGTCTCTTTAGCGATACCTACATACGAACGATGTGTATTTTGTAGTGCCACTTACTCACGCTCCTTGCGTTGTGTCAGGCGCGGCTGACTGGGTTGTTGTTTTCTTTGGTGCAGAAGCGAGAGTTACATCGGCGGAAATGATCTCGTCTGCCGAGTCAAAAGTATCGCCGGGCTTGACGGTCAATCCAAGTGTAGGAAATTCCTTCACTTCATCGCCGTTGTATTGATAGGTTGCCATTGCTCTCCTAAGCCTGAATCATTTGGGTAACATCGAATCGAATCTCTGCAAAGGTTTCAGTCGCTCCGTTGTCGGAAGTAACTGGCTCCCCGTATAGACAGTCAATCGCTGGTTCCGCGCCTTGCCAGACATTAACCTGCGATGAATCGCCGAAATTGTGACTAGCTCTGAGCGTTCCCTTGATGTTGTCCACTAGTGTATCAAAATCCGCCATAGCATCTTCGGCGTTATTTTGTAAAGAGTGATGAAAGATTTGCAGGACAACGGTGTAATCAACGCGCTTCCAGCCATTAGTTGCGCCACCGATTGCAAGACGGGTCTCGCGCTCGCTCTGGATGAAAATTACGGCGGCAGCTCGACTCATCTGCCCTGCCGTTGCATTTACCTGATAGTTGATGCGCTTTGGAAAGGATGTAAAGACTTGGTTGAGGGTAGGGATAGCCGCCCCAACTAGATACGAATAGAGGGTTGATCTGAGATTGGCGCGACCTGCTGCCATTAACGCATCCTTCGGAACGGCGCAAGAAGTTGCTTGGCAAGAGCTATGTCTGAGCCAATGATTTCTTGAACGCTTGGGCCACTAGAAGCGCGAGTTGTGACTGCCATTGTAAGCGAGTTATCTCCGCGAACCTTGAGAAACTCGGTCGTAGCCAAGATCGCAGCCTCTTTAACTGCTTGTGGCATATTGCCAACCGCTACGCCTGAAGCGTGGGTGTATTTCAGGGTTCCCGTGATATTAACGGTGCTTGAGCCGTAGGCGTAGGTGGGTGAAACGACAACTTGCTCGGTGTTTGCGCCGTCATAGATATTGACTACGGTTCCAGCCGTTAGACCGATTGGATCAACCATTGTGAAAGATGTTCCACCGGCGGTAGCTGAAGCGATTAGACCATTACAGTAGCCAGCGGTGTAGTTATAGGCGGCGTAAATACGGGAACGGGTAGATGGTGGGAAGCCGAAAGATAGTGGGCCTTGTGATGAGTAGGAAAGCCCGACCTGACTCATTGGGTAGATAACTTGGGACTTCTCAAACCAGCATGATTGAAGTGCACCATCGGAAACGGCAGTCATGTTGGTAGGGGTCACGCCATAAGAAAGGCTGTTGAGAGATACGATGTTGTTGTAATCTGGCGAGAGGATAAGAAATCCCTCTTGGCTGATACGGGCGCGAGATTGCTCGGTAAAGTTTTGCGCGATAAGTGGCTGGTTTACATAAATATCAATCCACGATGAGGCGCGTTGGATGACTGAAGATAACTCTGCATCCTGTTGAGCAGAAGTACCGCCGACCACGAGGTTGTTATAGTCAATCGCCGTTGGAGCGTTTTTATACTCGGCAATCGTTAGATAAGAACCTGACTGAAACTGTGTGATTGGCGATACTGCTGCGACCATTGTTAATCTCCGTCTGTGTTAAAGGATTGTGGGTATTCATGTCCGCATTTTGAACATAACTTGAACCAGTTGGCTCTTCCGCAGTTAAGGCAAGTGTACCCTCTGTCATTATCGCCTTGCGTGTGTAATGCGAGGTTTGCCTCTGTAAAGCCTTCCGCTTTTAATGCCTTGATGTCTTTAGGATTTTCTGCGCTATACAAGCCAGACTTATCAGCGCGTAAAACTCTTGAACCTGATTGCCTTTTAATCTCGACTTCTTTAGCGAAGCCATCTCTAGGAACTAAGCGTGACACGATTTGCCTTTCTTATAGAACAGGGAGAGAGCCGATTAAGACCCTCTCCCCATTATTTACTAATTACTACGCAGAAACGATTCCTGAAACTACGCCATTCCAAGCAGGAGCAGCGCAGAAGAATGTTCCTCTGAAGTAAGTTGAGAACTCATAGGCGAACTGGGTTACAGGCCATTGAATACCCATGTAATCCTGTACCAAGTAGTTAGCCCATACATCACTAACCTCTGTGTCAGGAATTGGCAAGGTGTAAGAAAGAACTGGAGCAACGCCTTGTGGCAACCAGGGGTGAACTGTGAGTGCCAAAGACTTTCCTGTTGTTTCGTTCACGATTCCATTAACAACTGAACCATAAGTAACGCCAGAGGTTTCATCTTGTGAAATCTGCAAGCGGTAGTTAGCGTTCGCGCCACCCTTAATCGCATCAGAAAGTTGCTTGCGGTCTGAGCCGTTAAGCAAAATCTCGTCTGGATCAGCCTTCACATTGTTGTAAAGGTTAGCGAATACAACTTGGAACTCTGTTCCCGGATTTGTATTGCTGAAGGTTGTGTTGATGTTGTTGTTGTATCCGGTGTTTGCACCGAGAACAGTTGTCAAGATTCCATCGTAACCTGTTGCGTAAGCAGAAGTATCTGCTGAAGCGCGTGAAGCGAGGATAGAGCTTGATGTTGAGTACACAAGAGTGTCGCCGACTGATGTTGAACCAGCACCGACCACATAACCTGTTGTGGACTTGATTGTGCCTTGATACTTAGCGTTAGCAACACCAGTTGTTGTTCCGATGTAGATGTTGTATCCAAGTGCGCCAGTTACAGGAGTGACAACGATCTTCAAAACTTGTGAAGATGTTGCTTGTGAGGTAACGGTATTGACGATTGACTCACCAAAACCTGAACCAGAAACACCGGCATCTGCAGTTACATAGATGTAGTAGGTGTTGTTAGCGAGAGCAACTTGTCCGGTTCCTGCTGAAGGAGCAGTTACGGTGACTGTTGGTGCGGCAAGTGCGCCAGCGTATCCTGAAGCAGTACCACGAGCCATAAGCATCATGCGCTCTTCCATCAACATTGTTGCGTAGAGAGTAGATGTGCTTGAGAGCTGACGAAGGTCTTGGTATCCGAGGCCTGAGAAGTTAGCATCGAACGATACTGAATCTGAAAGGCTGTAGGAGTTGTAAGGCAGGATGATGTCATCTGCGGTGTAGCTGATCTTTGAACCGCGCTCGAAGTTGATTGAACCGAAAGCGGTGGTTGTTGATTC